CCTGCTATTCCACCTGTAGGGTCGTCAAAGCCAGTTCCTGATTCTTCCCACCAATTCTTTTTCTTCTTCTTTTTAGTTAGGTTAGTTAGGGCTGATTCCCAATCAGGATCTGCGTCCCATGACTGCCCTGCTCCAAATAATCTTGCCATTGTCTCACTTCCCCAACAGTTGATTTATTTCACTACGCGACAATCTCGTTGGCACATCTTTAGGGTCCATCTGACCCAATGGGTTGGGCAGACGTGCCACAAGGCGTTGTACTGCCTCAAACCCTGCGTTTGCTGCGATCATCGGAGGCATATTCAGTAAGTCTATTGCTTTGTCATTCTTTGCCATTATGCTATCCTTTGGCCTGACGGCACGTTTACCGCACCACCAGCAGCCCCACCTAATCTAGCCGCTAATTGGTCTATGCCACCGAATCCCTGGGGGAATACCGATGGGTCACTATTTACGTTAGGCGCACCTTGTTGAGAAGCCACTCTGCCACTTTGAATCATAGCCTGACCTGGCTCCTGCAACTGGCTCATCCCAGGAACAAACTGGTTACCAAGATCGGCTGAGCTTCCGGTAGGAGATGTGGCTTCAGCTAATTGCTGTAAGAGTCCCATGCGCTCGGCAGCTAATTGTATCTGAGCCTGTAAGAACTCAGGCGAGTTAGATATCTTCTCTGCCGTCTGTTGCATCTGTTCTTCTAACGGGTTGATAACACCAGCACGTCTCTGGGCTTCGTACTTGGAGAAAATGTCAGCCTGATATCCTCTGATAGCTAACAGAGTTTCTCGCTCTCTCTCTTCTGGTGCTTCAGCTTTAAGCGATACCACGTTCTCATGGAATCCTTTAATGTCATCAGGGCCAATAACCTGGTCAAAGTTATGGACCTCGCTACGAGCGTGAACGGTTACTTTGCCCCTGATCTTGTTTTCTATCATCATTAAGGCGTGGCTGTTCACCTGTTCCATCGCACGAGCTAGGCCGTCAGCAACTCCTTGGAACACCAACCGCCCCATACCAGACAGAACAGATATACCAAACCCTGTTGATACGCCTCTTGGCCTTACCCCTCTAATCACGTTAGGGAAGGTAGCCATTTCTATTTCGTTCTCTAACACATTGAGATGCTGATACAACTCTTGAGGAGCCGTAGCCATTGGTGACGTAGCGACACTAACGCCAGGAAGCATCTTGTTGAAGCCACCAAACAGTTCGTAATCTGCCCTAGTAGCGTCAATCGCCTGTGTGTTATTGCCACTGAAGTTCAGTGTAGGCCAAGCGTAAGCCTGAAGGATAGCCGCTTGAGCGGATAAAGTCCTAGCCTGTTCGTTCAATAGACTTTTAACAGGAGTGATTAGCCCCTGATATCTTTCGTGCGGTAAGCCGTCTGCCCAGGATAAAGAGTTCGCAGGATAAACCGCTGTGTACGGAAGATAACCGTACCCATGGCGATGCGGACCCATGACCCACTGACCGCCAGCTATATATCCATACCATTCCTCATCCCAATACTCAATCCAGTCAGTAACCTGATTCCCAGGCATATTAGTGATCCACTCAGGATAACGATGCCTTATGTCTCGCACCTCTCTCTGGTAGAACTCTATAACCCATTTCATACGGGTACGGGAATCGTCCCATATCATATTGCGAGGCGATACGTTCATAAGACGGAATGGCCATCGTATGCACCGCTTGTCTTGGAAATCAGCTAACGCCTCTTTATAGGCTGCCTCGTCTCCATCAAAATCGTCAAACCCAGGAGGAGAGTCAGGCCATACATCAGAGTCGTACATATCTTTAACAAATGCTATACCAAACGCAAAGGCGTGTCTGGCAGCGGTACGTAATACTGGACCTTTGATACTAAGCCAATAGCCTTGAAGGAACTTCTTAATGCGCTCCGCTCTTGCCTTTCCTCTTGGAGAAGGCGGTAAAACCTCAATCGAAATATTGCTTACGTCTACGTGATCCGTAGCCACATTAACTAAAGAGTGCGCCGTAGCAGGCCGAACCGCAGCAAATCCTTCAGGAACTGGCACAGTATTACGATTATAGTAATAGTCTTCAGCCTCGGAGCAGTTAGTATGAAAGGTGTGATAATACTGTCGATACTGATCCATCAAGGACATGACGGAGGAAATTTCTGGCGCACCGCTTTCTACAAGACCAGCGATCCAAGGCTTATGACCATTTGTCATTGTTACCATTAAAACGATACTCCTGCTTGTTCTGCTCTTTCCTGCATCCTTTTACTGCGAGCTTCTGCTAACATTCTAGCACCTAAACCCCTTGGAACTCCACTAGATTCACTTTGATATGGTAAATATCTCATTCTGCCCAAGCTCTTACCCACTGTTAAGTTCGGTGGTGGCTCACACGCTGTTAAGCCTAAAGCCATCGCGAACACTTCGTCGTCATGCTCACCAGGTGGGGCCTCGATGCGCCAGTTGCCTGCCGATGTCTTTCTGTGCTGAAACGCACGTAACTGCCGTAGGGCTTCAGGTATTGGTGGCATCTGGATTGTCTGTCGTTCAAAAGCTATAGCTAATGAGTTTAGCAAATAGTGCCGACTATGGACATGAATGATAAAAGGCTCTACTGGCAATCCCTGTTCCGACAACTCTTCAGCAAATATATCTCCACCCATGCCTGTAGCGTCAACAACAAGTCTATCAAAGTTCCATAAAGAATGGCTATGGGCAACACCTTCTCTTATAATTAACCATGACTGGCCAGCGTCCCAGGATCTTCTGGCTACCAGTCGGCGTTCAACAGCATCAAATATGTGGAGAACAGAAGCGTCAACCTTTCTACCAAGGTCAAGCCCTGCCACGTATCTGGCTCCAGGCATTGGCTCTGGTAGTAAGTCTCCTGCGACACACGCGTTAAGATTGGAGAAATAACCAGCCGACTCAGAAAATTCTGCAAGATACATCCTACGCCAGCTAGATTCCCTGAGTATTTCTTTGTCTTCATATATAGCTTGCTTCTGGTCGTCGGTCAGGAATGGGTTTTCAAAGGCTGTGAACTTAAACGCTTCGTAATCTTTGCGCCCACGCTCTGCTGCTAAGAACAATCTTCGGAACCAGTGGTCAGCGTGGAGTGACGGTATGCCTTCTATAACAGCGTAGCCCATACGACCTGGGGACCGCAATGTAGGTAAGAGCTTTTCAAACGCTACATCTGGTATGTCCTGTGCCTCACTAATAACTAACATATCGAGTCCGACTGTCTGCAAACTCTCAGGCGCAGCACCAGATTTAATCTCCAGAAAGCCCCAAGGTCTTTGAGGAGAACCCTGAAGGTATATAAACTGCTCGTCCTGGTGGATGCCGTTCTCAGCTATCATACCTTTAGGCATAAGTGCTAGGATCTCGTTCCATGTCTGACGAGACTGTGGGAAATTAGGACATACGATCCATGCATGGAATGGTGGGACAAGCGAAGAGGGAGCTTCTATAGCAAGAGACTGAGCAAAACGACGTAGCAATTCAAACAAAGCCATACGGGTTTTACCCCATCGTCGTCCGATCTCAAGAACTTTTATCTTAGCTTCAGAGTCGTGTACCTGTTGTTGCCCTTCGTGGGGCTGATACACATCACTAAGATTTATCGGGCCTCGGCTTACAGTGCGCTCTGCCATCTGATGACACCACCAGTTACGGATTTGCCGAAACGGTCTGGTACTAGTCTATTACCTCTGCCACGCCGTCCACTATTACATTAGAGGATTCTTTTGTACCTCTGCTTAAATTTACAGGCTTATCGTTGCCAAACATTATAATCTGATCGGCTTCTATGTACTGCTGACTCAAGATTGTGTTGTCAGGGCTTGAAAGCCCAGCGAGGGTATGGACGTGCTTAACAGTGTCGAGTCGCACCTTATCAGACACATCTGGCCGTTCAAGAAGATCCAGTAATTTTATCCAACTATGGCCTAAAAGATCAAAAGACATATTACGGGCTATATGGACTGCTGAGTGTTTACGGTACTGAACGGCTGCCTTGAACTTTGAGTTGGTCCTAAAACGATACTTAACCCATGAGTAGTCTTTACCAATGAACTGAGCGGCGGCTTTATGTTCATGCAACCACGGAAGCATAACAAGGAACGACTTCTCATCTGGGGTAAAAGTATTCCAGCCTTCTATGCCTTCTAAATCCTGTTGATCGCGTTGCTCA